AGCCGCGAAGCGAACCGAGAGGTTTAAACAGTTTCAAGAGCAAGACAACCCCAAAGTGTTAGTGATACAACCGCAATCTGCCGCACATGGTGTGACATTAACTGCCGCAAACACTGTGGTGTGGTGGGGACCAACCAGCTCCCTCGAAACTTACGCACAGGCCAACGCTCGCGTGCATCGATCAGGGCAAGACCACAAATGTACTGTCGTACAGTTGCAAGGATCGCCCGTAGAAAAGCGTGTTTACTCACTACTAGATAGTAGAATAGACGTACACACAAAAATGATCGATTTATACAAAGAACTGCTTGACTAGCTCATAACGTGTAAGTAAAGTGAAAAACCCGACACTTGTGTCGTGTGCGAAGGAGACTCAAATGAGCGAAGAAGCAGGGTTAGCTGAGAAGCTAACACGCGTTTACCTAAAGATCCGCGACGAGAAAGCCAAGCTATCTGCGGAGTATAAAGAGAAGGAGTCCAGCCTTAACCAACAAATGGATAAGGTGAAGACCGCCCTACTCGATTACTGCAAAGATCATGGTCTCGAAAGCGTCAAAACTTCTGAAGGACTCTTTTACCGTTCGGTAAAGACAAGGTACTGGACCAGCGACTGGGAGCAAATGCACAAGTTTGTGCTTGAGCATGAAGTTCCTGAGTTTATGGAAAAGCGCCTTAACCAAGCCAACGTGAAAGCGTTCCTCGAAGAGAACCCCGACATCGTACCTAAAGGTCTCAATGTCGATTCTGAATACACCATAGCAGTGAGGAAAAAATCATGAACGGTCCGTTTGTGCCAATTGAAGATCTGTCCAAGCACTTCTCTGTATCTGTATCTACGATCAGAGGCTGGGTGCGTAAGGGACACATTCCCAAGAACACCTACATAAAAGTAGGTAACACCTATCGGTTTTCTATTGCCGATGTATCTGAAGCTCTGACTCAACAGCACAACGATGTTGTTTCGTTTAACGAAGCACTGGGTGTTGATGTAGCTCAGATTACGGTTGATGGTCTAGAAGCTCAAGCAGAGGTTGATAAGTCTGATGAGCATTGGGCTGACATGTTTACCGCTCCTATTGACGATGATGTCTGATGGACCGGATTAGCCTAAGTGGAGGAGTGTTTCGCATCATCGAGGGTGGGAGACAGGTATCTACGGTAGAAGACACAATAAAATTTGTTGTGGTAAACGCCGCCAAGGTATCTCGTTCTTACTACGCCGGTGCATTCGATCCCAACACCCCATCACCACCTACGTGCTGGTCGGCGGATACAAACCAGCCATCGCCTGATGTGCCTGTGCATAACAGACAAGCATCTCGGTGTATGGATTGCCCCCAGAACATTAAGGGGTCAGGACAAGCTGGTGGACGTGCGTGTCGATTCGCACAGCGTTTAGCGGTTGTTTTAGAGGACGACCTGAGCAAGGTGTACCAACTACAACTACCAGCAACATCGGTATTTGGTAGAGCGGTAGAAGGTAAGATGCCAATGCAAGCCTATGCACAACATCTTTCTTCTCACAGCACACCTGTTATTTCTGTGACAACACGTTGTTCGTTTGATCAGGATAGCCCCGTGCCCAAGCTAGTCTTTCAAGCCTTCCGTGCCCTCAATGAAGAGGAGCTAGATCTCGTTGTCTCGTTAGCACAAAGCAATGAGGCCAACGAAGCGATTTCATTAAACCCGCCCCAACAAGGGCAACCCTTTGCAGAGGTAAGCGGTTTTGTTTACTCACCTGCGAATGCAAACCAAGGAGACTGATATGTCAACTGAGCAACATGTAATACCCAACGCGGTCGCAATCTATCCAAAGATTGATCGCCCCTACCGTTTCGATAACACCGAAAATAGATCGGTGCCATGCGATGCACTGGATGACGGTGCCGAATACACCCTACAGTTCAAGACTGATGAGGACACAGCACGTTCGCTATACGCTTACATGAAAGCGCTATACAACGAGCGTAAGAAGTCTAATTGGCCTGATATCAAAAACCCGTTCAAGAAAACGGACGATGGTATGTTTCAGTACAAGGCCAGCCTCAAGGGTGCGTACAACGGTGAGAAGACCAACAAGCCAGCACAGTACGATGCCAAGACGCAGAAGTTACCTGATGACTTCCAGTTAACAAGTGACAGCGTAATTAATATTGCTGTTGTTGGAGTTCCCTATAGCGCATCGATGGGTGCAGGGGTATCTTTAAGACTGCGCGGTGTGCAGGTAATAAAACTAGCAGAACGCCAATCTGTATCACCGTTTAGTGCTGTGGATGGTTTCGATGTAAGCGAGTCAAATCCGTTTGCACAAAGTGCTCCAGCACCGAAGGCTGATAACTTGGACGGGTTTGATGAACCTGCTCCAGCGGAACCCGCCATCGAGGAGCCAACCAAAGTTGTAAAGAAATCTGCTCCAGCACCCGCAGAGAATGAAGACCTCAGTGCAATTATCGACAACTGGGACGACTAAGTTACTCGTCACAATGGTAATTGAACCGCGTTACGGCAGGGCGGGGGACAAACGTCTCTGCCGTAACGTTGCAAGCAATGGGTGGGTACATGGAAACGAAAACATTTTTAGAGAGGGTACTTAGTAGCGAGGGGCACTATTGCATATTTGCGGCAAAATCGGCGGACGAGCGTAAGACACAAAAATTCTATAGCTCTATCGACGATGTTGTGGAAGCCGCAACGCAGTTTGACCAGCAGGGGTACGACGTATACTACGGGCTAGCAACGTTCCAAGAAGCTAACTCCCGTAAAGTTGATAATGTAAAACATCTCCAGTCGTTCTTTCTTGACCTCGATTGTGGCCCGACAAAAGACTTTGCTTCGCAAGAAGAAGCAATCAAAGCACTACGTAAGTTTTGTAGTGCCAACCAACTACCAACACCGACGATGGTTAACTCGGGGCGTGGTGTACACGTCTATTGGTTTCTATCGGAACCGGTGTGCTATGAGGATTGGTTTCCCGTAGCAGAAAGACTGAAGCGTTTGTGTGCAAAACAGAACTTCTTAGCTGACCCTGCGGTAACCGCTGATGGTGCACGCGTGTTAAGAGTTCCTGACACACATAACTACAAGACTAATCCTCCGTCGGACGTAGGCTTTTTTGGCTTAGGTGAGCGATTTGAGACTGTCGTTTTTGACACATTCTCCGAATTGCTTGGCGGAGAAATGATACCAGTTCCGACTAAACACATACCCAAAGAGTTGAGCCAAACAATGCACAACCTGATGGGTAATCAAGAAAATGTGTTTAAAGATATCTTGGTGAAGACTCAACGTGGTGATGGCTGTGAGCAGTTGTACAACATCATCCGGCACCAAGAAGAAACAAGCGAACCTCTCTGGCGAGCGGGGTTATCTATCGCTAAGTTCTGTACGGATAGTGATAAGGCGATGCACATCATCTCCAAAAACCATCCCGAATACACGCCAGAAGATACTCAGGATAAGCTCAGACAAATCAAAGGTCCGTACACGTGTGCGAAGTTTGATGAGTTCAACCCTGACGTTTGTCCTAACTGTCCACAGTGGGGGCAGATAAAATCGCCGATTGTATTGGGTAGGCGGCTTAAGGAAGCTGAGGTAAACGACGAGGGTGTTTACATCGAAGCCCCGGCACTCGAACTTCCTAACCAACCTAAAACAACTTACGAGATACCTAAGTTTCCTCCGCCCTACGTACGAGGCGTTAACGGCGGTGTCTATGTAAGGACGACTAACGAAGAAGGTGACACAGAAGAGAAGCGGCTGTACCACAACGATCTGTATGTCGTGAAGCGGGTGCACGATCCTGAAGTAGGTGAAGCCATAGTGATGCGTCTACATCTACCGATGGATGGGGTGCGTGAGTTCACACTGCCTATGAGTGCCGTCACATCTACAGAAGAGTTTCGTAAGGCGCTATCTTCTAGGGGCGTCACCGTAAAAAAGATGGATGAGTTAATGACCTACACATTGCATTGGGTGGATGAGCTACAAGCCACCAGTACAGCAGATCAAGCGCACCGTCAGTTTGGCTGGGCAAACGATGAGATGGACGCGTTTATCTTGGGTAACCAGAAAGTTACTGCCACTAGCGTTGAGTTCAACCCGCCCTCTAACCAGACAGTCGGGCTGTTCCCAGCGTTTGAAGCTAAAGGAAGTTATCAGGAGTGGCGTGACAACCTAGAACTGTGGAACAACGAGAGGTTTGTACTGCAACAATTCGCTATCGGTATGGGATTCGGCAGTCCATTGATGGAGTTTATGAACACCAACTGCGGCACAGTCTCGTTCTATAACAAAGACTCAGGTGTAGGTAAGACGGCCTTGTTGTTAGCCGCATCCGGTATCTGGGGTGACCCCGAACAGCTCGTGTTGCAGAAGGACGATACCTATAACTTCAAGATGAACCGTGCAGAGTTAATGCACAGCCTACCTACCGGCATCGACGAGATCACCAACATGTCTCCGAAGCAGATGTCAGAACTTGTTTACCAAGGCACTAGTGGGCAACAGCGTGGCCGCATGTCACAAAGCTCTAACGTCGAACGGTACCGTGGCGATAGGTGGAGTCTCTTGATGATGTACACCGCCAACACCAGCGTTGTGGAGCGTATCAGCATGGCGAAAGCTATGCCGAAAGCAGAGGCCCAGCGGGTGCTGGAGTGTCGTGTAGAGCGTATGTTCGACTCGGTGCAGGATAAAGAAGTTACTGACGCCTTCGAGAACGGCCTGTTAAATAACTACGGGCACGCGGGTATCATATACGTGCAGTACATAATGCGAAACGTAGACGCCTGTAGACAGCTCGTGCTGGACGTTCAGAAGCGTGTAGATAAGTTAGCTGAGTTGACCTCAGAGAACCGCTTCTGGTCAGCAACTATAGCCGCCACCATATCCGGCTTACTCATAGCTAAGAAGGCTGGGCTACATGACTTTGACGTGCAGAAGGTCTTTAACTGGGCAGTGACTGATCTCGTTACGCAGAACAAGCGCAACATGACAGAGATGGGTGGCAGTGTGTATGACGTGCTGGATGACTTCTTCAGCGAAAACATTAGCTACATCTTGCAGATAAAGAGCACGGCAGATAACAGAGGTACACACGATAACGGGTTAGACCAGCATGTAATACCTGAACAGGTGGCACGTGGACGTCTGATTGCTCGGTACGAAACAGACACTAAGATGTTTTATGTTAAGCCGAAACCGTTAAAGGAGTGGTGTGGTGAGTTACAAATTAACTACGCCCACCTAGTCAGTGAGATCATGACTAAGTGCAACGGTAAGCGTAAGAAGGTACGCCTGACAAAGGGCACAAACCTTCAGCTCCCCGCATCAGATGTGATTGCCATGAAGTTTGACATGGAACCTGACGATGAAAATCTTGAGGACATATGAGATCGCACCTGACGGGGTGCGTATAACAATCAACTGGGACAACATGCACATTGGCACGTCAATATTTGTGCCTTCTATCAACACAGAAGCGGCTACTCAAGAAGTTATGAAGATCTGCACCGAAAAAGGGTGGGAAGTAGAGAGTCGTTTACGCATCGAAGGAGGGTGTCTAGGGGTACGATTTTGGCGTAAAATGTGATAGCGTGTTTGCGACAGTCAGTGTTTGTGTACCCCTTACACTTCTGTCGTTCTCCTCGCCCTACTTGACGGCTCCGAAAAGTATGTGGCTTTACCCCCTTTGGTCCCCCGAAGGGGGTTTTTTATTTGGGCACATCTTTAGGCGGTATGAACGTGCTTTCGATTCCTGCACGGTTGTCATTGATAGCGTCCACCATTCTCGGCGATAGTTGCACGCCGTTGTGCATTTTGGTAGACGACTTTAGGTGCTGGCTTATAGATCTATCTAGCGAGTCAGCGTCGATATCGAAACTCGGGTTTGCTCTATTGAACTTCAGTATCTCAGCAAACACCTCTCTCATATCGTCGTAAGTACCCATGCTCATCGCAAGATAGTAGTTTTTCATAAGGTCTGAACGCTTCTTGCTAGTTTTTCTATCAATGTTTTTCAGGTTTTGGTTCTCTTCTTGGATACGTATGTACTCCGCAGGAGCAAAGCCAAAGAATTGAACAGCAAGTTCACCTGATGTCATGTCATCATAGATAGGATCGCCTCGGCGCGTCTTGATACCACCTTCTCTACTGTACCGCTGTGTGGCTTTTAACATGTTACTTATTCCTGCGGGGAGCATACCTTCTGCCGCACGTTCAAAATTACCTTCTTGAAAGTCTGTAATACCTCTTCCGATACGCTTACCCACACTTAGAGCGGGACCACCAAGATAGTATCCGAAGAACTCTTCTACAGAAGGATCAGGATTGAACCGATTCTGTTGAATAAGCAACCCTGTTAGGCGTATACGGGATGCAACATCTGCACCGACACCACCCTCTGCTAACGCGGCGTTTAGCCCACCCTTATACCAACCTTCTCCAAGGTAGTTTCTGACAATTGTATTGAAGTCATCACCTTGCTCTGGGTACAACGTTTCCTCTTCTTCAAATAGATCCGCAACCGCGCGAATCATATCTCTAAAGTAGAATAAATTGTTGTCAAACATAAGCTGAACCGCGCCATAAAGCGGTATGCCGTGTACGCCGGAGAATAGAACCGCTGATCCATGTATACCAGCCATCTGCCTTGCGGCTACACCTGTAGCGGCGTTTGCCAGCGCTTTTGGCACGCCAGAATCTATACGCGCTTGTCGGTAGTCTTCTAACACCTTATT